CTGGTGGTCCTTCAATCTCAACGCCAACGCTAACTCAACCAACAATCGCAGGCTCTGCTTCGTTTTTAGCAACAACTAACACAGCCTCGGTTTTGGCCGCTGCTGTTCCCGCCACTCTTGCGAACGGCAACGGTCCAGTTTATGTTTACACGGCGAACCCAATCGCTTCGTATCCAATAGTGATGACCACATATCGCACGAGCTCGGCTCAATACTCCAGCACCGCAACACTTCAAGTCAACAATGGTGCGACCGCTTACTTGCCATCCTCAATCACCATTGACGGATACCAACTTGCCGCATCTGGTTCCACGCCGAGTCTTCCTACTAACGGTCAAACATCACCCACCTACTCCGTCACGGCGGCCTCGGGTAACGGAACGACCGTCACATACACCTGTGCAAACTCACTCGTTGCTGGTAACTTTGTAAGCATTACGGGCCTTGGCATCGCTTCTGGTTCGTCGCTAAACCTAACAAATGTTCCTGTTGCAACCGCTAACTCTACACAGTTCACAGTTGCGAACGTCACGGTAGGTACGTCAAGCGGAACGGGAACGGCGACTCCCGCGCGCTCTTTCACCACTTACTACCAAGGCGGAGCTCAATGGGCTTCGGCAGACCCCAGCACTTGGACTACCTACACAATCTCTGTCATCAACACGGCGACCAACGTATCGGTTGTCTTCCTTTCCAAATTATCTGCTGGAACGCCTCTTCCGATTACAGGTGGTGGAACTGGTCTAACCTCCGTTGGAGCGCAAGGCCAAGCACTCGTGGTGAACTCCTCGGGTACGGGGCTCACCTACACAACGGTCGTTGGTCAGCAGGGTTCGCAGGGATACCAAGGAACACAGGGCTACCAAGGCACTACGGGTAGTCAGGGCACGCAGGGCTATCAGGGAACTACTGGTAGCCAAGGTGCTACGGGTTCACAAGGTTCGCAGGGCTATCAAGGCACGACTGGCGCACAAGGCTCACAAGGATACCAAGGTGCGACCGGCTCTCAAGGCGCACAGGGATACCAAGGATATCAAGGTTCTACTGGTAGTCAGGGCGCGACCGGTGCTACCGGCTCGCAGGGTTCGCAAGGTAATCAGGGATATCAAGGAACGCAAGGTTCTCAAGGTGTTCAGGGCTACCAAGGAACTACAGGGTCACAAGGGACCCAAGGAACGCAGGGGTTCCAAGGCAACACCGGAGCTCAAGGTAGCCAAGGCTTTCAGGGGTATCAGGGTGCGACGAGTACCGCAAATGCTCACCAAGCCGTAAACGCCGTTTCATCGAACAACTTGCCCGCCGTTTATGCGGCCGGTTCTTCCGATGCTGAAAACGGCACGGGTGTTGGTGCGACCATCACGGCTACGGCCAACGGTGCGCTCGGAACAATTGACGGTGTGACCCTTTCGGTGGGAAACCGAGTTTTGTTTACGGGCCGCACAAACGCAATCGAAAACGGTATTTATACCGTCACCAATCTCGGCTCATCAAGTACCAAGTACGTCTTCACCCGTGCCACCGACTACAACAACCACGTCACGAGTCAGGTGGAAAGTGGCGACTATGTGTTCGTTATTGGTGGAACGCTCTACGGAAACTCGACGTGGGTGCAATACAACAACGGTTCTAACCCTGACGGGTCTATCCGAATTGGAACGGACTCCATTCTTTTCACCGAGGCGGCGGGCATTGGCGCGCAGGGATATCAGGGCGTTCAGGGTGCTGGTGGAGTCGTTGCCCCGTACATTTCAGCATACGACACGACTACACAGACCGCCGTATCAACTACGGCTGCCTATGTTGTCGGCATCAACACAACTGCTGCGAACTACGGCGTAACCATCGTTAGCGGAAACAAGGTCACGTTTGCTTACGCCGGAACGTACAACATCCAATACTCGATTCAGTTCACCAACTCCGATGGCAACTCGGACAACGTTGACGTGTGGCTTCGCCTAAATGGTTTAGATGTCACCGAGTCAAACTCAATTTACAACGTTCCCGGTACGAGTCACGGTGGCTCGGCTGCGCTAATTGCCGCTATCAACTATGTCGTCAATGTCAATGCGGGTGACTACATCCAACTGGCGTGGGCGGTATCAAACACAACAATCGCAATCACCACAAGCGCCGCACAAACAAGCCCAACGGTTCCGGCCACTCCGAGCGTTATCTTTACCGCCCAACAAATCACCTATCAAGGCGTTCAGGGCTATCAGGGTAATCAAGGATTCCAAGGCACTCAAGGATTCCAAGGAACGCAGGGCGTTCAAGGAACACAGGGATACCAAGGTTCGACGGGTAGCCAAGGAACTCAAGGATACCAAGGCGTAACAGGCGCACAAGGAAGTCAGGGCTATCAAGGGAACACGGGTAGCCAAGGTACGCAAGGGTATCAAGGTGTTACTGGCTCCCAAGGAACTCAAGGGTATCAAGGCGTACAAGGCTCTACGGGGTCGCAAGGCTCAACGGGAGCTCAAGGTACGCAGGGAACACAGGGTGTTCAGGGTTATCAAGGTGCGACGGGTTCGCAGGGTTCTACTGGCGCACAGGGTTCTACTGGTTCTCAAGGGCCACAGGGATATCAGGGCTATCAAGGTGTGGCAGGAAGCACGGGCGCACAGGGTACGCAGGGATATCAGGGGGCAACTGGTTCACAGGGAACACAGGGCTATCAGGGTACGCAGGGTGGTTTGCTTACCGCAAGTCAGTACGTCACGGTTGCCGCACTAGGAACCAACCAGACAATCACCAACGGCTCTGACCAGACCATTCAGTTCACGGCTACATCTGACCCTCAATCGTGGTGGTCTGGTTCACCCAACTACCACTTCCAACCGACCATCGCTGGTTACTACCTCATTGACTTCGCCGTCGAGTGGCAGACGGGTACAAGTGGTCAAACGGGTCAGACCAACATTCAGTTACACAACTCGGCTGGTACGACGCTGCTGATTGTTGGTGCAACAGTAAACACAAGCAACCCTCAAACGGTGAACGGTTCCAAAATCGTTTACTTCAACGGCTCAACTGACTACATCTACCTCACCGCCTACACATCAAACACGACTAGCCAGCAAGTTGTCGGTAGCAGTTCGTACCAAAACACCATCCTCTCCGCCACGCTTCTCACTACGGGTAATGGCGCGCAGGGAACACAAGGTACGCAAGGAAACCAAGGTACACAGGGGTATCAGGGATACCAAGGCAACCAAGGGTATCAAGGTAACACGGGTGCGGCCGGCCCACAAAACTACATTCAGGGCGCACTCGTTGGAAACAACCCGACTGCCTCTGGTCAGCAAATCATCTACAACGGAACCCAGTGGGGCATCCAAGGTATTAGTGGAGATGCGACAATCTCGAGCTCGGGCGTTGTTCAGGTCACGAGTGTTGCCCACGTTACGGCTGGTGTTTTGGGCCTGCAACAAGGTGGAACCGGAACGCAAGCGAACACTGGCGCACAAGCCTTATCAGCACTTGGCGGCGCGCAGTATGGCGTAGGCGACCTCGCAGGAACGGGCTCATCGTCTTCTTCTCCTCGTGTCTCTGGCATCCAAGGCATCGGCGTTCAAGGCGGAACCCCAGCATCGGGCAACATCCTCGTATCAAACGGAAGTTCGTGGGGAACCCAAGCAGTTTCTGGTGATGCTACGTTGGCGAGCTCGGGCGCACTCACCCTCGCAACGGCATACTCCGGCTCTTCTACGGTCGGCTCGGCTACGGCTATTCCAGTCCTAACGATTGACGGTAAGGGTCGAATCACTGCAACCTCTACAGCATCGCCTACCGCCACGGTTTCTGCGACTCTCCGCACGGGTGCTGGTACGGCCGCTGCTGGTGAATACACGATTCTTACGGGTTCGTCGGGCTTTACCATCACGCTTCCAACGTCGCCCGCAAACGGAACAATCAACACCGTCGCCAACTACATCACGGCTAATGCGACCGTTGCTCGTGGCGGAACCAACACTTTTACCCAAGAGCAGGGATACGTCAACACAACCACGGGTCTAACTTCGGTTCAGGTTCAGAGTGGCGTTACCACACAGTTCATCTTCCTCAACGGTATTTGGTATTTTAGCGCAAGCCAAGTGACGGGTTCAGGCCCGATTGTCTATGGAAACGGGCCTAGTTTCGGCGGAGCCACCCCTGCCTCGTTCGGTAGCGGTCTTGTCACCTACAACGCAACCAATGCGCCCATTACCATCAACGACAATTTGGGAAATGGCTACACCGCCAGCCTGACGTTCAATAGCGGTAGCAACAGCCAAACTTTCTACCTGCCCTCTAGCACAACCAACACGGACACTCTCGTAGCGAACGCCATCGCCGCAACGTTGACGAACAAGACAATGAGTGGTGCGAACAATACGTTCACCAACATTCCATTGACCACGGGCGTTACGGGTATTTTGCCGGTCGCCAACGGTGGCACGGGAATATCAACGGTTCCGGGTAATGGTGCGATTCTTTACTACAGCACGTCAACCTCGACGTATCTCCCCCTCGCCGCAGGTACTACGGGTTCTCTTCTCTACAACCCATCTTCGAATAACACCGCTTGGCTAAGTGCGGGTGCGACGGGTGCGTTACTTGCCACTGGCCTTTCGAGCTCGCTTAGTTGGATTTCTGCGGGAACCACTGGTGCGGTTCTTACATCTACTGGTGTGAGTTTGCCCTCTTGGAGTCCATCCCCACCAGCATTCTCGCCATCAGTAAACGCCCTAAAGACGTGGACTGCTGACCCCACCACTGCTTCGAGTACCTTTGCCCTTGCGAGCACAAGCGTTTACTACTTTGCGGCCGAGCTCACTGGCGGAACGACCCTCAACAACATCTACGCCTACATCACCACTGCGGGTTCTGGCGGAACCATAACGTTCGCAATCTATAACTACGCGACCCGATTGGGCGTAACGACCGCCGTAGCGAACACCTCTACTGGTTTGGTTACGGGAACCCTAACGTCGCAGGTCACGATTACGGGTCCGAGTGCGTACTTTATTGGAGTTTACGCAAGTACCGCTTGTACCCTTTTGGCTACTCCGATAAACAACTACACCAACTTTGGACCCGCAACAGCAACAACAGGAACTCTCACCTTGCGTGGTCAGTCAACTACGGGTTCGTCACTCCCGACCACCATTACGGGCCTAAGCATCAACCCCCTCGCTCAGATTATGATGCTTGGTGCTGCCTAAACAAAGGAACCCCGTGCGAATCTCGTTGCATATGATTGTTCGCAACGCCGAGAGCAAGTTGGGCAGAACCCTAAACTCCGTCAAATCGTTTGTTGACGAGATGATTATCGTTGACACCGGAAGCACGGATGGAACGAAAGCCGTTGCTGAAATGTACGGCGCGCAGGTCTTTGACTACGAGTGGAACGATGACTTCTCGGCGGCTCGTAACTACGCCCTAAGCAAGACAACGGGCGATTGGGTCACTTGGTTTGATGCTGGTGATGTTCTAACCCCCGAGTCAATCGCTCGATTCGAGTGGATACGAGAGCAACCCGTTATGACCGACCCAAACTCGACGGTCAACTACATCGTTGGCTTCCTCAATAGAAACTATGACGAGTTTGGAAACGTCTACACGCTTCACGCCACGCCACGCCTCATTCGCAAATCAGCAGACCCCAATTGGATTATGCCGATTCACGAGGCCCCGGTGGTTGGTGAGCCGATATCCCACGTTGAGCGTGGACTCATTGTTGATGACCCCGAGGGGCAACTGTCCGTTGCCACCGATAGAAACCTCCGCATCATTGAGAAGTATCTAGCGATAAATGACGTAAATCACGACCGATACAAGTATCTACGAGCTCGTGAGTTGGAACTCTTGGAACGTTACGAGGAAGCGGTAGTAGATGCCGACAAGATTGGCGAACTCGAATTGGATTCTGGTTCGGCTGGTGATTACTATTTGGTAGTCGGTCGGTCTTTTGGAAAACTCGGCATCGTCGAGAAGCAAAAGGAGATGCTACTCAAGGCATCGGCACACCTCCCCGAACTCCCGACTCCATTCTTCCTCTTAGGTGAAATCGAATACGAGGTCGGCAATTGGCGTAAGGCGATTCCTTTCTACCAAGCGGCTTCGGGTGACAATCGCAAGCAACCTGCGTGGGTAGCAATCGTTCCCCACCACACCTATCAACCCCTTGAGCGACTTGCCAATTGCTACCTTGCTTTAGGTGAAATGGATTTGGCAAACCAGTTCTTTGCCTTGGCTATTGCCGAAGCCCCTCCGGGCGTAAGGGAGAGAATTATCGCTTCGGTTCCCAAAAGTGAGGGAAAGTGAAGACCCTCGCCTTACACATAATCGCCCGAGATTCGGAAGAAACCCTATGCCGCACTTTGGAATCCGTAAAAGGGCTATTCGACCAGATAGTTGTTGTTGACACGGGCTCAAGAGATGCGACCCTTGAAGTAGCCAAAGACTTCGGTGCTGAAACGTATGAGTTCGAGTGGATTGACGACTTTTCGGCCGCCCGGAACTACGCCCTTTCCAAAGTAACGTGCGACTGGGCGATGTGGCTAGATACAGGAGATGTGCTGAAACCCGAAAACCTATCCAAATTACGGGAACTAAAGAAAGCCGACTGGTTCCTAACTGAAACAACTGATTTAGTTTGGATACACACGAATCGCCTCCTCGACGAGTGGGGAAACCCACGAGTAACCTCCATTTTTCCTCGTATTGCTCGTATGAAAGCAAACCCATATTGGGAGAATCGGGTTCACGAGGTTCTTTCTTGCCAGAACCCCCGATACATCGTTCTTGATGACGTGGTGATTGAGGACCCCTATACCGATAGAGAGAACGGTGCGAAGCGAAACCTACGCATCCTCGACCAGATGATTGCCGATGGTGACAACTCTTCCCGAACGAAGTTGTATCGGGCTCGAGAACTTCGTGACGTGGGGCGTTACGACGATGCGGTCTTACAGTTTGCTGATTTCCTAAAAGTGTCGGGAGACAACTGGGAGAAGTACGAAGCCTTGCTAGATATGGGGCATTGTCACGCCGCAATCGGTAACTTCGCCCTAACTCTCCAATCGTGGCTCAACGCCATCGCCTACGACCCGAGCTCGCCCGAGGCTTGGATGCTGGTTGCTGATATGCACATACGAGCAGGGCAGTTCTCCAAGTCAATCCCTTTCTTGCGAGGCGCACTCGGGGCAAAGAAGAACCACGATGGTAGGCCGATAAACCCGATGGTGTATGACGATGCGCCCTACGCAGGAATCGCTTACGCTTACGCCCAGATGGGCGAGAACGAAAAGGCATTGGCTCACCTAAAGATGGCCGCACAAGTATCGGATAACCCACGCAAGTACGATGCTGAAATCATCAAAGCACGGGCAACTTTGGAGAGTCGCAAGAGTCTATAGTTGGCTCTATGAAGATTTCGGTATTCACGCCCAGTCACAATCCCAAGTGGCTAAACGAGGCCGCCGATAGTCTGCACCTACAAACCAACCCCAACTGGGAGTGGACTGTCCTACTAAACAACGGCGCAGAGTGGGAACCGCCACACGACTCCCGTATCAAGGTTCACCACGCAAAGCCGTGGGTCAAGGGGGTGGGCGCACTCAAGGCAAAGGCCGCCGAACTCTGCGATGGTGAAATCCTTTTGGAACTCGACCACGATGACTTGCTTATGCCAGAAGCACTTTCCAAAGTAGCGGAGGCTTTCGAGAACCCTGAGGTCGGCTTTGTTTTCTCCGACTTTGCCCAGATGAACGAAGACGGAACACCAAACCTCACGGAGTTTGACTTGAGTTACGGGTGGGCGTACTACCAAGACGGGGAATGGAAAGTCACTCGAACGAAGTCGGCTCACCCGCACAACGTCGCATATATTTGGTATGCCCCGAATCACCTACGAGCATTTAGAAAGTCGGCCTACGAATCTGCCGGGGGATACAATCAAGATTTGGAAATCCTTGACGACCAAGACCTAATGGCGCGACTTTACCTCGTCACAAAGTTCCTACCTATTCACGAAAACCTTTATTTACAAAGGATTCACGGCTCGCAGACGCAGGCCGACCCAATCCTCAATCCCAAAATCCAAGAGGAAACGGTGCGAATGTATGACCGGACAATCCAATCCCTCGTGCTGAAATGGGCGCGTGACAATGGGCTACACGCTCTCGACCTCGGCGGGGCGCACAACTCAGCACCGGGCTTTACAAGCGTTGACTTACACGATGCTGATATCACTGGCGATATTTTCGACGTTTTTGGGAATATGGAAGACAACTCGGTCGGCGTTATCCGAGCCTTTGACTTCATCGAACACATCTCCGACAAGATTCGACTTTGGAACGAGATGTACCGTGTTCTTGCTGATGGCGGGATGATTCTCTCAATGACCCCCTCAACCGATGGTCGGGGTGCGTTCCAAGACCCCACCCACATCGCCTATTACAACCAAAACTCGTTCTGGTACTTCATTGACGAAAACTACCGCCGATACGTTCCCGAGCTCAAGGTCAACTTCCAATCAAGCCGACTTATGACGTTCTTCCCATCGGCGTTTCACCAAAACAACAATATTCCTTACGTTTTGGCGAACCTCATCGCCCTCAAGGGTGGCGAACGATATGGTGGGCGACTCGGGGTGTAGCCCGCTTTTTCCAAATCCTGTGGCAAGATAGAGCCAGCGAAATCCCCGATTAGGAGACTGTATGGCACAGGTATTTATCAACGAAGGCTTGGATGTCCTATTCAACCAAGTCATCACCGCAAGCCCCACGACCTACTCGGCTCTTTACATCGGTCTTTTCACGGGAACGATTCCTGCCGCCACCACGACCCTTTCAGCAGTCGGTACTAGTTGGTTCGAGCAGACCGGCTCGGGATACTCTCGCAAAGCGGCCTCATTTGGCGCACCTGCCCTCGCAACCATCTGGTCTACCCCATACGCTGCCACGACCCTTAGTGGCTCTGTAACGGCTTCCTACGTCATCACGGCGGGAACGTTCACCACTGGTACTTACGCTAGCCTCGCCGTTGGTATGACCATTGACATCGCTAGTGCCACGGGCGGTTCGCAGGGTTCGGGTGCGGCGACCTCATTCGTTATCACCTCACTCCCCGGCTCGAACCAAATCGTTCTGAACGCCGCAGCCACCGCCACTTCCAATGCGGCCATCAAGATTGGTGACGCAGTTGGTGGGCAGAAGACCACCGCTTCGGCAATCACTTTCGGCCCTGCGACTGGTTCTTGGTCAACGGCTTCGACTGGATACTTCATCACCACCGCCGCAAGTGGTTCGTCGGGTAAGTTGCTCTACGCAGCCAACTTTGCTGATGGTTCTACGCCCACTCTCGCCGTAAACGACACCCTAACCATCACACCTACTTGGTTGATGAGCAACTAGTCGGGCTAGGTAAGGGCTATGCCCGTCACCACGCCTACCTATGGAGTATTTCAGGGCCTCTATAACGGGGGCGGAAATACGTCTTTTATTGGTCTTTACGCCAATGGTGCGATTGGTCACGCCTACCGAGTAGTCGGAATCGCCTTCGCTAAAGATGTATCTGCTGATACGCGCACGACTACAAACTCACCGACTTCGGCAACCCCGTATTACGTTTTCCAAACCAACACTCGTAGCACCGGGCTAAACGTAATAAGCGCAACAAGCCTCACCGAACTCCAAACTTCCCAAAGGAACGTAGTAAACGCACCAGTAAGTGCTGTTTTTGCTGCGTCATCCCAAGAAGAGGCAAAGACACAGGCTCACGCACCCGTTGGGGCGAGTTCACTCTCAATGTCACAGGAGAGTGGTAAGACTTTGACGTTCAACCTTGTTGGGGAAACGTACTTCGTGCTTTCGCAGTCGGCGGGTCGAACCCTCACCAACAACCCCACTTCTGCTGTTATAGAGAAGTTCGCACAAGCGACTTCCAAAGCACAGGCCGGTTACAAGGTTCAGGCAACGTCGCTCATTGAGGCAAAGACCGAGGTTCGCACGAATAATATGCCTCGGAACGCAAGCGAATCCATCTCTTCGTCTACCGATGGGGTCAAGAGCGCCGGAAAGAACCCAACAAGTGCGGTTGCTGAAACGCAAAAGACCACATCGGGGCGTTCGCAATCCAAGAATCCGGCCTCGGCGGTGTCGCTCAAGCAAGCCACAACGTCGAAGCGTTTGACCGCAATTTCCAAAGTTGCCTACGCCGCTGGTCTTATGGCGACGGTCGGCGTTGCGGCTCGCTCAATCATTCGCTCTGGTTCGGCTGCTGAAATACAGAAGACAACGAGCTCCAAACAACAGTCTCGCTTTGAGGCTTCTCGGGTCGCATTTAGGCAAACCGCCTCGGAACTTCGCTCACTAGCGGCGACCAAAAACGGTTCTTCGTCACTTTCCCAGTGGCAAGTTGCCGTATCGCTTATCGGTCAACTCTTTGTCTCCGCACCAATTATCTTCCAAGACTATTACGACACTTACACGAACCAAGAAGTCAATACTGTGTCGTATGCTGAACCTAGTGTTCCGGTCTTCGAGGAACCAAACGCCAACTCAACTTTCCAAGAGGGCGATGTATCATCGTTTACCGAGAGGAAATGGAATAACACCTAATGCCCGACACTTTGGAATACCCAACGCCCGCCGCAAACCTCCCAAGTGCCAACTTTTTATGGCTTGACTCAAGCGGGAACCCCCTAGATTTCAGCAGTGGTTGGACTTTCTCGATGAAGATTGGTCAACCGCCAAACTCCTACGCCATCCTCAAAACCACGGGACTCCTTGGGCTTACGAGTACCAACGGCTCATCGAACCTCATCGTGACTTGGGCGAACAACGAGTTGAGTAACCTCACCTCCGGTCGCTGGTATTTCCAAATCACCGCAACGCAAACTTCTAACGGCGCACAACGAATCCTCACGGGGTCAATCAAGTTTGACTTCGCACCAATGTAAGGGGCAATAATGTCTTGGACCTATTCCGCAAACCCAGCATCTTCCCCGAAAGATACGGTTCGTTACCTCATCGGTGATACCAACATTGACAACCAGATTGTCCAAGACGAGGAAATCTACTTCAACCTCTCTGAAGTAAACAACGAGCCGTACCGTGCAGCCTCGAACACCTGTTACAACCTCGCCGCCCTATTTACGGGTCAGGCCCAAAGCGAAAGCAAGAGCGTCGGCGGCCTCTCGATTTCCAAATCTCTTGGCGACCGAGCTCAACGTTACGAGCGTTTGGCTAAGGACTTGCTGATTCGCTCGCGCCGTGTCGCACCCCCAAGCGCAAACGCCGACCCGAACGCCCTCGGTGCGGAGTTCACGGTTCCGGGAGAGTTCGACCCCTACTACGCAACACCTAACTCGTGGCCGACCAACTCCGTCACAGGTGTCACCACGACCTATGGCATTGGCAATAACGACCCACTTGACTTGCTCACGGAAGAGGAAGAAAACGCTGCCGAGCAACAACAGCAGGGTATGTAGTTATGTCGTATGACATCGCATCCTCAGGAATTGACCCTGACCTCGTAGCGCTGATGACGCAGACCATTATTGTTGAGAATACTGTTCCAAACCCCGGCGTTCAGCCCGGCGGAACTGTGGTTCTTGATGGATATGGGCGACACTACGTTGGCACAGACGGAACGAGCGACGGAACAGTTCAGTATGGAACGCCTACGACCTACAAGTGCCGATTGGAATACGAAACCAAAGTCATAAAGACGGCTAATGGTCGAGACATTTATAGTTCGGGTCGCGCTTACTTGACCCAGTTCGCCCTTGGAATCTCAACGGAAAGCCGAGTCACGATTCCAAACCAGACGCAGCCGATTCTCAAGCACCCAGTCATTATGTATGTTCAGAACAACTACGACGAGAACGGTTTGACCGGGTACAACACGGTTCTGCACTTTGAGTAGGTGCTGAAATGCTCGCCGCAACCCTAACGATTGACCCGAACTCGGGCATCCTCCGCCTCAAGCAGAAGATTCCGTATGTCGCCCTTGTGGTTCAGGATGCCCTCAACGAGTACGCCCAGAACGTCTTTGATGCGAGTCAAGAGCTCGTTCCCGTTGATACTGGTTTCCTACAGGATTCTGGCTATATCGTCACCCAAGACAACCCTTTTGGTGATTTGTCGAGTATCGAGATTGGATACGACGCACCTTACGCCCTTTACATCCACGAAGATTTGGAGCTCAACCACCCGAACGGCGGAACGGCAAAGTATCTAGAGAATCCAATGGAACTAATGATGCCCGATTTACAAAGGAACATCATTGACCGAGTATCAGCACTTGTGTACGACAGCGTTGAGAAAGCGCAAAATGTCCGATACGTCAGTAGCATTACTGTTGACCAGATGACGGAGAACTACTAGTGGCAAACATCCTTGATGCCCTCGGGCAATACCTACCAACGGTTGTTCCCAGCCTCGTTCTTGGTCAGAACCTCTACCTAGGCCGCCTCGTTACCGAAGCCCCCAATCAAGTCGTGCTGATTCAGCCGTATGCGAGCCGACCCCCATCATTGACTATGGGCGGTCAAGCGATTGCGATTGACAACCTCAAAGTCCAAATCAAAGTTCGTGGCAACCCAGAGGACTACCCCGGTGCGTATGCCCTTGCGAACTCGATTCGGTTGGCTCTTTCTTCGTTCGTCAATACCAAAACCATAGATGGAATCACCATCCTGCGTATTTCCACCCTTGGAACCATCAACCCAATGCCGTATGACGAAGGAAATCGCCCTAGTTTTACGATGAACTTCGAGATAAATGTCAACAACCCAACCTAACCCGGAACTAGAGGCCGTTCGAGCCGCTATTTCAGCAGCCAAAGCCGCAAGCGTCGCCTCCGTTCGCGCGCTTGATGCGGTCGAGCGACTGTTGGGATTCTCCAACGCCGTTCCAAAGCCGGAGAATGACGTACAAGAAGTGCGTCAAGAGGTACAAGATGACCAGTCTTGTAACCACGGGGAAGCGGTTGAGGTGCGTACAGTCGAGGGCGTATTCAAGGTATGCCCGTGTGGTGAACAATGGGTTCCTTGAGATTCCTTGGTATTCCTGCTAAACTACCCTTTAGATAAAGGAGATAGTTGTGGCAAAGAGGGCAGTAGGGGTCGCCCCAGCACCCGCCTACGTTCATAAGTGGACAAAGGTAGAGGAATGGAACGGCCTAGTCAAAGGAGATACCGTCAAGGTTGCCGGTGAGCGTGGTGATTTCATTTTCATCTCGGCTCACGAGCTCGACGGGGAGATTATTGCCGTAAATGTTCACGGTGGGGTGTACGGACACAAGAGTTTCCGCGCCTTTTACCCCGAAAAAGTAAGTAAGCCCGTGGTCAAGAAGACCCGTAAGCGTAAAGGCGACGAGGACAGCGACCAATAGCCATTTCCAAACCTAGTGATACGATTTGCTGAAACATCTATCGGCTAGGAAGGCTCTATGGCTAAGGCGAATACTGTTGCGTATCTTGTCACCGACAAGGCCATCTCCTTGTCGTACAACGGCAAGAACGCATTTCCCGGCGATGTCGTAAGCGACTTCCCCGGAGAAAGTATTTCGTGGCTTCTTAGCGACGGTCTAATCGTTGCTGCGCCGAGTGCCGCACCAGCACCTACGCCCGACCCGACTCCGAGTGTTGATGAGACTCCCGCCTCGGATTCGACCGACACTTCTGCTGAAACGGCGGCCACGAACTAATGGCTACCTCGATTCCAAACTTCCTCCACGGCAAGAACACACGGGTACTGTTCGTCAACCCCAATTTCTCGTCGGCCACTATCACGGCAAATACGGTTAGCGGTTCTTTCGTAATCACCACAACGGGTGCGGGCGGCCCCGTTTCGGTTGGGCAAGCCATCACGGGCTCAGGAATCCCCTCTAGCACCATTATTACGGCGGTACAGGGGAATAACGTCACCTTGAGTAATGCGGCCACAGCAACGGCTTCTGGCGTGTCTCTAACCGTTTCTAGCAGTGGTATTGGCTTTGACCTTTCGCCCTACTTCAACGATGCCTCGATTTCTTGGTCGCAGGCCGCCGAAGAAACCACCACTTTCTTACAGGGTGGCTCAAAGACGTACATTCCGGGCCTCAAAGACGGAACAATCACCTTGTCGGGCTTCTATGACTCGACCATTGGCGGTCTTGACGACATTATGACCAACTCGCTGTCGGCTTCCACCGATAAGTCGGTTCTTGTCTTCCCAGCAGGTGGCATCAACGACTCCGAGCGTTGCTTTGTCTCGAACGGTGTCCAAACCAAGTACGAGCTCAAGTCGCCCGTTGCCAATGTCGTTACTGCTGATATGGAAGTTCAGGCCGATGGCGGCGTTTGGCGCGGAAACGGGCAGTACCTAGTCGTATCAACAAACGGAAACTCCAACGCTTACACGCCGTTCCCAGCGGCCTCTAGCGGAACTGCTGATACGAGCAAGGGCGGTTTACTCGTTTTGGGCCTGCAACTCCTTACGGGTGGCGGAACAATCGCAGTCAACTTCCAGCACTCATCGGATTCGTCTACTTGGTCAACCTTGGCGACGATTTCTTCGGCGGGCGCAACCG